TATTCCGTTATGGTGAAGTGGATGAAATAAAAGTATGGGATTGATACCATATTCCGCAACAACAACGAGCCAACCAGACTGCGTATAAGTCGCATCATATAATCCGCTAGTAGCAATTACGGACTTCGTAATGGCGGGATAAAGGTGCTAAATGTCTGGAAGTGTTGGGAGGGCGCCCTTCCTCTGGGGTTTATTGGTGCCATAATCAATAATCCTTGAATGCACGTCCCAAGGTAAATTTAAAGTATGATAGTAAAATCTATCCGGTGTACTCTTCCATCGTTTTGGCAAGAAGAGAGAAATTATTCGGAGGTAAAGGTAAAATATTGTTTATTTTTTTGTATTTTGGTTGTATAATCTTTAATAGATATTGTATGCAAATGATAAAAACAAAGTATGGAGGCACTAATTATGGAAATCAGTATTTTACATCTATCTGATTTACATATTACAAATAGAAATGGTATCTACTCTGACGTACATAAAAATTTACTTCAAGATATAAAGAAACAATGCCAA